TGTTTGGAGATACTTTTGATAGTATATTTGATAGTTTATCAAAAGCTCAATCATTCCCATTTTACAATGTGGTAAAATATGGAAAAGGTGAGTATGCTATTGAATTAGGCCTAGCTGGATTTAACAAAAAGAATGTTAAAGTTCAGTACAAAGACGGTGTATTAACTGTTTCTGGTCAAGTAGATGACAAAGAAAAAGAATACATTGAAAAAGGACTAGCAGCTAGAAAATTCTTTAAACAATTTTCACTAAGAAACGATGTGGTAGTAAATGACGCTGAAATGAAAGATGGAGTATTGTCTGTAAAATTAGGTGTTCAAGAACCACAAGAAATTGAAATTAAAGATATTGAAGTAAAATAATGACCATACATATATTGGTCATATTATTTATATTCATAATGATCTTTGGACTTAGTAAGGAGATTAAATAATGTTTCCTTATACAGCGGAAGAGTGGGAATTTATTTCCCGCTCTTTCCAGGATTACAAATATATCCCATAGTAATTTCACCATTAATATAATGGTTATTATGTTTGCTATCATGGTACATATTTTTTTCAAACCATGTTTGGCAAGGTTCATGAATAGGAATATCTCTTAAATAATATTCTGTTGGTGATACCAACATTATTAAAGTAATAATTAAATCCATTCCTTTAATTCTTCTCCAAGAATTTCAGATGCAATATTTATTTTTTTACGAAGAGCTTTAACTATTTTTTCATCTATTGTTTCTTCAGCAATTAAATCAATATAGGTTACTGATTTTTTTTGCCCAATACGATGTGCTCTATCTTCTGACTGAAGTCTTTTTTCAAGGTCATACCCATTTGAATAATAGATAACAGTATTTGCTGCAGTGAGCGTAATACCATAGCCACCTGTTTGTGGATTGCCAACGAAAAATCTGACTGGGGAATTCGGGTCTTGAAACGTTTGTATATTTTTCTGTCTTTTCTCGGCTTCGATCGCTCCATAATATTGCACAACAGAATCTTGTCCATATTTTTTTTGTATTTCTTTAACAATGTGCTCAATGTCATAAATATAATTTGCCCAAATAATTGCTTTTCCCTCTACCTCTTCTAACACATCTAAGAGTTCATTTAAACGATTGTTTTTTAATTCAACAATTTCACCATCATCTAGCTTTAAATGTCCACAAGTTATTTGATGTAATCGCATTAGTTGTGTTAATACATGTGGTGCTGTCGTAATTTTGCCATCAAATTCTGCTAAAGCCGCAGCTTTCATAGTTTTATATTTCTTACTTTGTTCTTCTGTTAATTCTACTGTTCTTCTGATATAAATCTTTTCTGGAAGATCTAAACAATCTTCTTTTAATACACGATATGAAAATGATTTTAGAGAATCAGATAGTTCATCGAGTCTCTTATAACTTCCTATTATCTGAACTTGTCGGCCACCAAAATTTCTTGTCACCATATGTGCATAACGGTTTCGAAAACTATAAAAAGATTGAAAGCCAAGTAGATCTTCGTGAAGAAATTTGCATTGGCTATATAGATCGAGCGGCGATTTAGTTACAGGAGATCCAGTTAAAATTCTTCTATATTTAGCCAAAGGAGCTAATCCTGTAATAGATTTAGTACGTTTTGCTGTAGGTGTTTTAATGGTTGTAGATTCGTCTATGGCCATTAATGTTTTATGACACCTTAAAAATTTAGCAGCAAAATCCAACCCTTTTTTGGTTGAAAACGCCTCAACATTCATGACAAGGATGTGAAGGTCATAGTCTGATTCGAATAATGATTGATACTCTTTATCCTTTGCTTTTGATGTTGAAGCAGTCCATAGTATCGTTTTATGTTGGATGTGACTAGCTAAATGTGTAGGAATTTCTCCAGAAAACCAGTTCCTATAAACACCTTTTGGTGCTATAATAAGTGCCGCATTTATTTTACCTGCGTCATAAAGTATACCAATATTATCTACTAATACTTTAGATTTACCTGTTCCCATTTCCATGAAATAAGCATATTCTTCTTTATCCCATGACTTTTCCAATGCAGTTAATTGATGTGCATATGGTTTAGTTTTAAATTTATAGTTCATAATTTTTTTATTCTTTCTACTTGACATTATATATAATTGTCCTTATATGGTTGTCAAGAGAATAAAAGAATGAAGAATAAGATTTTTGAATTATATAAAAAAGATTCGTTAGCAGAGTTCTTAAAGTTTTACAAAGAGAATCCTGAAGAGAATTTCGTATATGTACTACAGACTCCTCCTACTAATATAAATGTATTAGGTGCATCTGATTTTGGATATTTAGTTATTTGTTTACCAAATTATGGTCCTGATTCTCAGATTATTTTTTCACCTGCACCATTTGTATTTAAGATGAGAAAAAATTTAAGAGATTTCAGAAAACAAGATTATATATTGTTAACAGGAGATCCAGCTATTATAGGTATTTCTTGTGCAATTGTGAGTGACCAAACTAATGGTCAATTTAGACTCTTGAAATGGGATCGACGAGAGGCTAGATATTACCCAATAAATTTCGATCTATATCAGAAAGGATAATACATGAGTATAAACTTTGAAGACGACAAACAGGATCTGTTGCAAAATACAGATGTGGAATCATTATCAGTGAATGTAGATAAACTGGTAGATCTTGATGAACAAATTAAAAGATCAGAAGAACACACTAAAAATCTACAAACCATGAGAGACAAAATTAGTTCAGAAGTAATTCCTAATATTTTAGCAGAACAAGGATTACAATCTCTGAAATTAGCTGATGGAACTGTACTAGAAGTAAGTAAAAAATACAGCTGTACACTTCCGAAAGACCCTGAGAAACGGGAAGCAGCTTATAAATGGCTTCGTGAACAAGGTCTAGGTGACATCATTAAAAATGAAGTTGCTGTGACATTTGGTCGTGGAGAAGACAACAAGGCGGAGCAATTGCTTAACCTTGCAGTTTCAAATGGATTCGAACCTCAACAAAGATCTAAGGTTGAGCCGATGACTTTGAAAGCTCTATACAGGGAGCGTGTCGAGGCTGGCCTCGACATGCCTTCCGACGTTTTTCATTTATTTGTGAAAGACGAAACTAAACTTAGCCAGAAATAGGAGAAACGTGAATGACGGAACAAGAAACGCGAACCGTGACTAAAAAAGAAACACACTTGCCTACCGCAAGTTTGTTTGAAGCTGATGCCCATTATGGTTTTCAGAATATGGATCAAAGCGATTTGGCTTTACCATTTTTGAGAATACTTGGGCAATTATCACCTCAAGTAAATGAGAGGGATTCAAAGTATGTAGCAGGTGCCAAAGCTGGTATGATCTATAATACTGTGACTTCTGAACTTTATGATGGGATAAAAGGAATCAATGTAATCCCTTGTCATTATAAAAGGGAATATGTTGAATGGACGGACAGAGGAGAAGGAACTGGTGCTCCAGTTGCTGTGCACTCCGCAACCAGTCCAATTATTCATGAAGCCACTAGGGACAGCATGAATAAAGATAGACTCAAGAATGGAAACTATCTTGAGAATACTGCATCGTACTTTGTACTAGTTACTAAAGATAATAGTGCAGAGACTGCATTGATTACTATGAAATCTACTCAGTTAAAAATGAGTAAGACATGGAACTCAATGATGAATGGACTAAAACTTCAAGGTAAGAATGGTCTATTTACACCACCGATGTTCAGTCATGTGTACAATTTAAAAACTGTACAACAATCAAATGATAAAGGTACGTGGTTTGGTTGGGCTGTATCAAAGGTAGGTCCTGTACAAAATAAGGGACTGTATGAGCAAGCAAAAGCTTTTGCTAATAGTGTTGGATCAGGAGAGATTCAAGCTAAACATGCGAAAGATGAGAAGAGCGAAGAGAACGTACCATTTTAAATGGGAAGGGGCCTTCGGGCCCCTTTTTTACAACAGGAGAATAAATGAAAGAAAAATTTAAAAGTATATTTGAAGGACTAAGTATTGCTTATGGTCAGTACCAAAAAGGTGACCATGATGAAAATGGAAAGCAAAAAGGCAGAGCATTCATTGTTAGAAAAAATATAACTGATGAACTTTGGGAAAATCATATCAATGGAGTTGGTCCTGCTCTTGGTATTATACCTATTAATGAAAACAATTCTTGTAAATGGGGTTGTATTGATATTGATGAATACAATTTTAATCATGCAGAATTAGTATCAGAAATACGATCTAAAGATTTACCATTAATAGTTTGTAGATCTAAATCAGGTGGTGCACATGTGTTTTTATTTACAAAAGATTTTATACCTGCATCTATTATGCAAAGCACACTTAAAAAGATGTCAGGAATTTTAGGATATGAAGGTGCTGAAATATTTCCGAAGCAAACAGAAATACTCGTGGAACGTGGAGATACAGGAAATTTTTTAAATTTACCTTACCACAACCAAATGAATGGATTGCGCTATGCATTTAAAGATGATGGTGAAGCGGCAACCATAGAAGAATTTTTTGGATTATATGACAAATATGTTCAATCAGAATTAAAAGAAGTTAAGTTAGAAAAGAAAAAAGAAATAGAAGCATTTCAAGATGGTCCGCCTTGTTTAAATAAATTAGCTAAAGATGGTTTTGGAGAAGGCGCAAGAAATAATGCATTATTTAATATTGCGGTTTATTATAAACAATCAAAACCAGATTCTTGGGAAGATGAATTAGTAAAAGCAAATCAAGAATACATGGTTCCTCCATTAAGTAATGGAGAAGTTCAGATGTTAATTAAATCTGTAAATAAGAAAGGATATGATAAATATAGATGTAAAGACGCACCAATTAATTCAGTGTGTAATCCAAGTTTATGTAGAATGAAAAGATTTGGAGTAGGATATGATGAAGAACAAATACCAGTATTAGGAAATTTAACTAAGTATGCATCTAAACCACCTCAGTGGTTTTTAGATGTAGGGGAATCAAGAATAGAATTAAAAACAGAACAATTATATAACTCTGGCTTATTTGCTCTAGCTTGTTTAGATCAAGCAAATTTATTAGTTCCAGTACAAAAACCAAAAGATTGGAAACAACATTATTTAAAACCTTTAATGGATAATCTACAAGAAATAAAAGCTTTAGAATCTTTAGATCCATTAAATCAACTATATTCTTTATTACAAGATTGGACTACTAATAGACAGTCGGCAAGAACCATGGAAGATATATTTAATAAACTTCCACATACAGATGAGAAAAGAGAATTTACTTATTTTAGAATGGAAGACTTTTATAATTATTGTAAACGAAATAACTGGGAATTTAAAAAATCAGAAACAGGTAATTATTTAAAACAATTAGATTGTTTTGTAGAAGAAATAAGAAAAGATTTAAAAGGAGGAGCTCCTCGTCTTGTTAAAATTAAAGCATTGAAAAAACAAGATGTATCTACTTCTAAAATTGCATATCACGAAGATCATTTTTAATTATGAAAACTATTATATTAGGTCCACCTGGAACAGGAAAAACAACTACTTTATTAAACTTAGTAGATGAATTTATTCAACAAGGTATTAGACCAAGACAAATAGGTTATTTTTCTTTTACTAGAAAAGCAGCAACAGAAGCTGCAACTAGAGCTGCAGAAAAATTTAATTTAAATATAGATTTAGATTTAGAAAATTTTAGAACTTTACATTCTTATGCATTTAGAAAATTAGCTATGTCTAAAGAAAAGATGATGAAGAAAGAGGACTATAAAGAATTTGGGCAGAAATGTGGCATTCCTATTAAAGTAGCAAGTTATTCAGAAGATGATGGAACATTTAATTCAGACAATGAATATTTAACTATTATTAATACAGCAAGAGTTAAGAGAATGGACCTATTAGAATATTATGACCAAAGACAAAATATATTAGATATTGAAAGGGGAACATTATATCTCATAGCAGAAGAATTAGAAAGATATAAAAAAGAAAAAGGGTTAAAAGATTTTACAGATTTATTAGAGGATTTTATAGAAAAAGATATTGAATCTAATTTTAAAGTTTTATTTATAGATGAAGCGCAAGATTTATCTCATTTACAATGGGATATGGTCAGGCAAATATGGAAAAATGCTGAAAAAACCTATATTGCAGGTGATGATGACCAGGCTATTTTTAAATGGGCTGGAGCAGATGTAAATCATTTTATTGCATTACAAGAAGAAGTAGACACTATCAAAACATTAGATCAATCTTATCGTATTCCTGGAGGACCAATTCATGAATTATCACAAAGAATTATAGGTAAAGTTCAAAATAGATTTAATAAACAATATAAACCAAGACAAGAACAAGGTCTTTTAAAACGATATTCTGATGTGACCCAAGTAGATATGTCACAAGGAAACTGGTTAGTATTATCTTCAGCCAATCATTTCTTAGATGATGTAAAAGAATTATGTGAATTAAGGGGCTGGTATTATCAATATAAAGGTAAAAACTCTATTGGTCTTAAATTATTATTAGCATTAAATAATTGGGAACAATTTAGAAATGGTTCTTTATTATCTCATTTAGAGATCAAAAACATTTATGAATATTTAGGAACTAATGTGTCTGATGGTTTTAGAGAAGGAAAATTATTCCATTCAGAAGAAAAATATACCATTCAAGAATGCAAAGAAAAATTTGGATTGTTAACCGATAAAGTTTGGTATGAGTCCTTTGAAGGTCTGGATCACTTGACAGAAAACTATATTCGTAATATGAGAGCTAATGGTGAGAAGATCAATAAGAATCCTAGAATTATCATGTCAACCATTCATGGTGAAAAAGGTGGCGAGGCAGATAAGGTATTATTACTTCAAGATATTACTAATGCTGCTATGGAAACGTTTGCGCATGATCCAGATGAACTTCATAGATTATTTTATACGGGCGCAACAAGAGCTAAAAAAGAATTACATATTGTTGATCCAAAAAATTTTGAAAAAGCATATTTAATATGACCAATAAATCTGATTTAGAAAGAATATTCCCATCTACTCGTCAAGAAGGAGGTGATCATTATCAAAAACATAAGATACAACCTTATGAATTTATTACAGCCAATAATTTATCTTATTTCCAGGGAAACGTAATTAAATATGTAGTGAGATATAAAGATAAAAATGGCATAGAAGATTTAAGAAAGATTATACATTATTGTGAATTAGAAATTGAACAAATAAAAAATAACAAATGAGAACGATACAACCACCTTTATTTACACCACAAACTGAATGGGTGATGCCCGAAGAATTAAAAGATCTACGTGGTCATAAAGAAATTGCGGTAGACTTAGAGACTTGTGATCCTATGTTAACGGAACTTGGAGCGGGGAACGTGACTGGCCGTGGACATATTGCAGGAATCTCGCTAGCAGTAGAAGGATGGGAAGGATACTTTCCTATTGGTCATGAGCAAGGTGGAAACTTAGATAAAAAATTAGTGAAAAAATGGTTACAAGATATTTTTAATCAAGAAGACACTACATTCATATTTCATAATGCCATGTATGACGTATGTTGGTTAAGAAGTTTTGGTATTCAGATTAAAGGTAAAATTGTAGATACCATGATTGCTGCATCTTTAATTGATGAAAATAGATTATCCTATCGTTTAGATGCATTAGCAAAATTTTATGTAGGAATAGGTAAAGATGAAAATGTTTTACAAGCAGCAGCAAAAGAATATGGATTAGATCCTAAAAAAGATATGTGGAGATTGCCAGCTATGTTTGTAGGGCAGTATGCTGAACAAGATGCAAAAGCAACTTTGAAGTTGTGGCAAAAATTACAAATGGAATTGTATGCGCAAGAGTTAACTTCTATTTTTGATTTAGAGATAAAACTGTTTCCATGTTTAGTAGATATGAGATTTAAAGGTGTTCCAGTAGATTTAGATAAAGCAGATAAAATAAAGAAAAAATTACAATCAGATGAAAAGAAATTACTTAATAAAATCAAAGACTTATCTGGCATCGACGTAGAATTATGGGCAGCTGCCTCTATTGCGAAAGCATTTGATGCTGTCAAGCTTCCTTACGATAGAACAGAAAAAACAGGAGCTCCTAGTTTTACTAGAAACTTTTTAGCTAACCATCCACATGAACTTGCTCAATGTATTTCTAATGCAAGAGAGTTAAGTAAAGCTCATACTACATTTATTGATACTATAACTAAACACGCACATAAAGGAAGAATACATGCAGAGATTAATCAAATACGTTCTGATGATGGTGGAACTGTTACAGGAAGATTTTCTATGTCTAATCCAAACTTACAACAAATCCCTGCGCGTCATCCTGAATTAGGACCATTGATACGATCTATTTTTATTCCTGAACAAAATTGTGTATGGGGAAGTTTTGATTACTCACAACAAGAACCAAGAATATTAGTTCACTATGCTAAATTACAAAAGTTAGAGGGTGTCGATACGATTGTCGAGGCCTACCGAGCGGGGAACGCGGACTTTCATCAGGTTGTAGCGGACATGGCTAACATTGAACGAAAACAAGCAAAGACTATTAATTTAGGTTTGATGTATGGAATGGGTAAAAATAAATTGATGGCTGAATTAGGTTTGATGAAAGAATCAGCAGAAAAACTAATTCAACAATATCATCAAAAAGCTCCATTCGTAAAACAATTGATGGAAACAGTATCAAGAGTTGCAAATGATAGAGGTAAGATTAGAACATTATTAGGTAGAGCATGTCATTTTGAACTATGGCAACCGACACAGTTTGGAGTTCATAAACCATTACCATTAGAACAAGCTAGAAAAGAATATGGTGAACCATTAAAAAGAGCATTTACTTACAAAGCATTAAATAAATTAATTCAAGGATCTGCTGCTGATATGACTAAAAAATCTATGGTAGCATTATATGAAAACGGTATAATACCACATATACAAATTCATGATGAGGTAGACATCTCAGTTCAAGATGATAAGATGGCCTCTCAAATTATTGAAATTATGGAATCAGCCGTTCAATTAGAGGTTCCAAACAAAGTAGATTATGAAAAAGGTGCTAATTGGGGAGATATTTATGGATAATATATATGACCTTTGGCGACGATCCTTTTGGACATAATGATAAAAATAAAAAAGGATTAAGTCCTTTACAATTCTTCATTTTGTATTTAGTGTTATGGTATATTTTTGCGCATCATTTTTATTAGATAGGAATTATTTATGAAATTATTTTGTAAGGAATGTGGACATCGTTGTCATTGTGTAGGACAGGGTTATTATGTTAATGAACCTGTTTGTACTACTTGTAGTTGCACAGAATGTAAATGTGTAGATGTACCTTTGGTATTAAACAAAATGAAAAAATCTATTAAATTTGAGATGTATACTATTTGTGTTTTAATTATATTAATTTTATTAGTTAGTTTATTAGGTTGTGTTAAACAAGAAAAAGAGTATCCTAACAAAATGGATACTATTGCTGATGGAGTATCAAAGGTTTTTATGAAATGATTAAATTTGATAAAAACTTTTTAAATATAGATACAGTACAAGGCGTATGTCCTGAATGCAGTGAACAAACCATTTTAATTGCAATTGTAGAAGATTACTATCGTTGCACCTCGTGTGGAGAAGATACCAAACAATATGTCAATGGACATATTAAATATCTAAAACTAACAGAGGAAGATCAACAATGGCTAAAAAAAAGGCGTTCGGCACCAACACGTTCGTAAAACAGAAAAAAAGAAAACGTCCAGGTAGACATTCTAAGCAACACAAAGGTAAAAAATTCTCAGAACGAGGACAAGGTAAACCAATATGAAATTTATTATTTATGCTATGATTTGTATAGCTGACCTTAGTCCTTATGGAATGAGTTGTATGAATTATACAGAACCAGGACAACCAAGTTATACTAAAGAAGAATGTGAAATGCGTTCTGTTGAATTAGGTAATACAGTAACCAAAGAATTAAATGCCAATGGTGTTAATGTATTAGAACATATTGTTTGGTGTGTAGAAGATAAAAAACAATCAGCTTAGTTTACTCGCCCCGAAAGAAATCAGGACGAGCAAACAAAAGGTGTGAGAAGAGATCTATATTATAGCTTAAAAAAATATACTTGCAAGCCTTGAAATAATATTATAGTTTCCCATATAGTATGATAAATAAAACAATAAGAAAGGATAAAAACATGAGTAAAAACCTAACAAAAGAAGCATTTGACCAATGGTTAATGTTATCTAAACCAGGAGAAAAAGTTGTATACCATAAAGGCTTTTTCGTAAGAGAATCAGATAAAGACATCAAGATGCGACGTTTTAGCGCATACTTAAATAATTTAGCTGGTTCTTTAAAAACTGTATTTCTATATCAGAAAAAAATTAAAGATATGGAATACGAATACTATGCAGAAAAAAGATAAGGAGAGAAAACATGGCAGATCCTGCTAAACATAAATCAGTATCGATACCTATTAAGTATTATAACCTATTAGATTTTATCAATGGTAAATTAGACACACCATTGTCTAAATCTAAATTAGTGCAAATGTCGATAGTGAAGGAGGCAAAAAAACATGGATACAAAAATGGTAAAGCATAAGGCCATTTGTCCTGATTGTAAGGGGAACGGATTTATTTATACGAGCGTTCTCTCTTATAATGAAGTGAAACAATGTACTACTTGCAAATCACAAGGAGAAATATATGTCAAAGAACCAACCATTGAAGAACTTGCCAAAGCAGCGAGACTTCAATAAAAAAGATATAACAGGATATTATTATGATGGTAAAAAAAGTTATACGATTTATAGTAGAGAGAATCGATCATATATCATGCCGCGTAAGTAATTGGTGTTGGAGATATTTATATGCAGAAAGAAAAAATAGACACTACAAAAAAAAGTGATCAATTTTTATTATTTGATGATTTGCCTATGCAAACTAGAGCAAAGGCAATTATTAAAGATATAGAATGGGTTGATTTAAGTGATATTTGTAAACAATTAAATTACAAAGTACCTAAACCAGGAGTGTATCGTTTATACAAAACAGGTCATATGCATTTTTGGGGAAATATAGATCCAGATTTATTTGGTGGTTGTAATTATCCATTTATCCAAAATATGGAAACAGGTAAAATTTTAAGTTATCTTTTGTATGGAAATTATCCTATTGCAAGATTTGTTATTGAAGAAACTGGTTTTACGGGAGTAGGTCTTTTACATAGAATAGTTGCTTGTGCTTTTATTGAAAATGATGATTATCAAAATAAAGATCAAGTGAATCATATTAATCATAATCCTTGTGATTACCGAGTTCATAATTTAGAATGGATTAGTAGAAAAGATAACAATGTAGGTGCCATAAAAAATAAATCAGTATCTTTAGAAGATAAATATTATGAATGTATTGGAAGAATAAAACAAAAAATGAGACATGCAAATTAAACGACATAAAAACGAATTGTTTTCTAGTAAATATTATCCTATAGAAAAATGTACCAGTAGTGAAGGTGAACAATTTTATGTTAGAAAATGTCCTGTGTGTGATGGGACTGGAATTAGACCATATTTTGTTGGAATAAAACATAATGATACAGATTGTCATGCATGTGATCGAATGGGATTTATTGAAGCTGAATTATTTATTACTTATACTAAAGAAATATTAAAAATTATTAAT